CATGTCCCAGCCCACGGCGTCGCGGCCAGGAGCCTTGACGATCAGGCCCTCGCCGTAGTCGGTGGCCCAGTCGGAGATGTAGGACTCCCACAGCGCCACGTCGGCGTAGAAGCCGACGACGGTGTAGGTGCGGAAGGTGTCACGCACGGCGGAGTCGACCTTGATGCGGTCGATCTCCCAGCCCTCACCTTGCGGGCCGTCCGGCTTCTCCCAGATACCGATGGGCGTAGCGAAACCGTCGCGAACGCGGATCGCCACGAGGGCGGTCGCGTCGTCGGTCTTGCCGCCGTCGAAGCCGAGGGCGATCTCGTCCCTGGGGGAGAGGTGTATGTCGTCCACACGAAGCGGGTCCCAAGTCTCGGGACCGTGCAGCGCTTCCTCTTCGGCGACGATCTGGTTGAGCCACACGCGCCGTGACCTCGATTGACTCATCGTGGCGTTCGCTATGGACTGAATGATCGGCTCGACGTGCAACCATGTCGCATCGCCCCGAATCTTCGGGATGACAATGCGCAAAGCCTCCGCGGTCAGCGGCGTGCTCGGGTGCGCCTCAATGGAGTCATACATGAAGCCGATATCGGCGTTGCGACCCTCTTGGATCTTCTCATAGGCATCGCGCATATCTTCGGCGACAGAATCCTCGCCGGGTACGAATGCGTTAGTGATGGCGAGGTAGCGCGAATCCATCTTCGTCGCGTTCCCATCAATCACCTGGTACATGTGATCGCCGTTGTTGCCGCGAATCCAGTGGTGCGTTTCGTTCAGCACGATAAAGGTAGAACGCCCGCCTTCGAGCGAGCGGTAACTGCTTGTGACCGCTTCCAGTCGCTGACGCCCGCCATTCGCTCGGATGAGCTCGATGCCTGGAGTGACGTTGTAGTCAGCGAGGAACAGGTCCGACATCAGGCCGGGGAACAGGGTGAAGGTGTTGCGCGTCTGGTCGCGTGAAACTGCGGCAACCTGCACCCACGCCTGTGGGTGGGCGACGGCTACGGGGTCGCCATTAGCATCCCAGTGAGAGAATCGGGACGGGCCGACAAACTCAACGAGGCTAATGACGGCCAGGAGCGGATCTTTGCGTTAGGGATTCTCAACCCCAGCCCTTACAGCGCTGGATGGTCCCGGTGCGGTAGTTGAATCGCCCCGAGCCGTCAACGCTGTACCAGTGGAGGAGCGCCCGCAATTGTTCGGGGCTGAAGCGCCACGGCTGGCCGTTGTTGCCGAGAAGGTACTTGGCGCACCATCCGGCAATTTGCCACCCGAGAGTATGCTCCGGCAGGAGCCAACTTCCGTCGTCGTTACGTTTCCACGTAGGTCCGATGTAGATTGGATCTAGGGCGTCTATCTCTTCTGATGTAAGGGCTGAGATCGAGAATCACCTCCTCGCGAAGTCACGCGGCGGAGGCCAGCTCCACTCGCTTGGATTTCCACAGATTCCACTCACTCAGGAGTCGACTGCTCTTGCTCGAATTGCAGGGCCCACACGCGAGCGCCAGATTGCCGATGGCGTGGCGACCTTCGCGTTTGATTGGGATGATGTGCTCGACCGTCAACTTGCGCACCTCGCCGCAGTAGCAGCAAGCGCCGTCCTGTCGGTCGGATAGGCGCGCGATGTCGCGCTCGGTCACCAGGCGCGTCTCCACGCCAGCCAGCGCATTGCGGCGGCGATGCTGATGTGCGAGGCCGTTCGTGCTCTTGCGCCATGCCCTATCCGAGCATCGGGCGGAGCAGTAGAGGGTGTGGCGCGGCTTGTCGACTATGGGCGCATTGCACTCTGGACACACTTGCACAGGCTCGCGAAATACGATGGTGTCGGGATCTCCCTGACCCCTACCCCACTGTCCGTAGTGATAGACGCACATTTGTCGAGAAACCGGCCGCGACTCGCAACCATCGACACTGCACGCCTCACCCTGCGGCTCTGGCGTCTTGGCGCCAGCCAGTGGGTCGCCATGCTTGCGCCACATTTGATAGTGTCGAGAGCAGAGGTCTCGCGCGTAGTGTCCTCGGTCGCACCCCTCAACGCCGCATGTCACTCCAGGTCCAGGTCGGCGCGGTATGCGGCAATCGCCAGCACCGTGGCGCTCTCACCTTCAGGCGCCGGCGCGGATAGTTCTATCCGAACGCGACGGCGGTCGCCTTCGGTGACAAGGAGCCGCTCCATTGACGAGTAGATCGTCTGGAGCATCTGGCCGCTGCGCTTGAAATACTCTTCGCCATCGCGATTGAAGCTGGGCGACTTGTAGACGCTCAGGTCTTCGCAGATGGAATACGCGAGCATCCAGTCGGAGTCTTGGTAGAAGTCGGACTGCCCTGAGGTCTTCAGCGAGTTGTAAAGCCGCTTCGCGATCGGGTGCCAGTTCTTGTCCGCGGCGGGAATGCGCGTGACCGGGCGGAGCTGGCCCTTGGTGACGGGCACGATGTCCTTGCCCTTGCGCTCACGCGGGCGGGCTAGGTCTTCGGATCTATTCGGTATGGGACCGGACATGCCGATCACCCCCTGTCGCGTGTTGTATTAGGCCGGGGTTGCGGTGACGAGGTAGAGAACGCCCGCGCCCTGTGTCGATGCCGGGTCCGCGCCGGTGTTGGTGCCGTCCTGAGAGACGCAGACCTTGATTGGGTCAGCGGCGGTGAACTTCGCTGGGACGTTGTGGGAGCCGTGCAACGTCAACCCACCGGGCCCTGTACTACTTGTTGATATTGCGGTACCAGAACCTTGGATAAGCGCGCTTTGCGCAGCACTCAGGATTGACGCTGTTCTCAAA